CAACAAAAAACCAACGAAAAGACAAAAAAAAGTTCTTCTGGAGGNAAAGTAATNGAACAAACAGTTTACATAACACTATGTTATGTCTCCTCTCCAGTTGACATAATACAGCGTTATGTTAGCCCGCCCCCAGGCCCCTCGGGGGTTCCTTTTGTGTGTTATTATCCCCCACTCATAGATTTTTTCTATTTTTTAACGACCTACCAATTTCTTCCAATTACTTTATCGAGTTCTCCCGTGCTAAAGTATCCTTCCTGCATGGCTTTGATTACAGCACCAGTTCTGGTTTTGACGTTCAGAGTTCCCATGACGTTCCACAGGTGACAGTCAACAGTTCTTTCTGCGATTTTGAGTGTGTTAGCCACATCGGCTGTGGTCATGCCTTCTGCTACACATTTGAGAATTTCAATCTGTCGTTCAGTAATCCGGGCTTTTGGTCTAAACAATTTTAGGTCACTCCCTTTGATTTTTTGGTATTCGATGTTGTAGGAGTTAGTCATTGGTTTCCTTTCTTTGGTTTAATTCATCTAAACAGTCTGCACATATTCTAAAGCCGTGTTCTTGAAGTTCTACAGTTTTGCCATCAATGAGCTTTTCTTTACATGACGCACAGCGTGGATGGTATCTTCTAAGAACTATTACTGGTTCTGTGGTCTCTTCGGTCTGCTCAACGTCAGCGTAAATCTCAAGCAGGGCTTGTTCTCGATAGTCGATGCCAAGTTGGCGGAGGGCTTGGCGAGGAACTGTAATGGTTCCCTGTGGAGAAATTGTAACTGTGATGCCTGACATTTCATTACTCCTTTCTACAATTCTTAAAGTAATTATACCTAATTTAAGTGATTTTGTCTACAGGTTTAGCCAAATTTTAGTTATTGAATTGACTTTGAAGTTGATATATGATATAAAGGGGGTAGTATAGGTTTTTATAGAGGTAATAGATAGGTTTACTATAAGTAGAGCATAGGTAGCAAACAGGTTTAGTGTAGGCTTAGCATAGATAAGGGGTGACTTTGATGGCACTTACTGACTTAGAAAAGAAGGTTTTGAAGATAGTTTCATCGGAGGCAGGACGCAGGTTGACTGTGGAAGAGCTGGCTGACAGAGTGGGCTGTCAGGCATCTACAGTGTATAAGCGACTGCAGAACAAAGAGTTTCGGGATTTGTTCATGGAGGCTATGCGAAATTCTATAGCAGCTTCTGTGCCAGAAGTGATGAACGCTTTTATTGACAGAGCCAAGACAGGTTCATTCAAACATGGAAAACTTATTTTAGAAGTATCTGGAATTTATGAAGAGACTAAAAACATTAAAGCTGATGTCGGAATGTCAGAGGAGAGTCCATTTAAGGATGACAATGAGACCAAGGACTTCTTGAAGAAAACTCTGTCGGCAGCTTTAAGTGATGAAGTCTCAAAAGCAAAAACCGAAGGAGCTGATGACTAACGATGCAACCAGTAGCGGTAATCCAATTAATAACAGGATTGGTTGTAGAGTTCTTCAGCTTTTTTACTTTTATTCTTGGAGTTACAATCGGTATTATTCTTGGGTTTGTGGCTCATCCAGGGCAGAAAACATACTCTGCTGGTAATGTTGGTTTAGAAGAAGACAACAGCAAGCACAACTACAATAACCCAGGGATATTTAGGAGCAGGATAGTTAAGCCAAAGAGACCAGACCAGAATAAGGTCAGAGCTTATAGAACAGCGAATTACATGAGAGAGAAGGAAGATATTATCACAAAAGGCAGAGGATACAACCATGAGTATTAAGTCTAAGCAGACTACATACAGGGCATTTCCAGAGCTGTCTTTGACTGAAGAAGAGGCTATCAAGAAAGAGGCAAGAGACTTATGCAGACATGACTTACATTATTTAGCCAAGGAAGTTCTTGGATACAATAGAGTGACAGACCATTATCACAGGCAGATGGCTTTGGACATAGACAGTCCGAGATACAGGTTTAAGCTGTTATTACATCCGAGGGGACATTTCAAAAGCACACTTGGAACAGAGACAAGGTCAATCCAGAAGTTAGTCAGAAATCCGAATGAGAGAATTCTGATAACTAATGCAAAGCTGGACAATGCTAGAAAGTTTCTACGGGCTGTGGCAAATCACTTTCATCATGGGTCTAAGTTCAGATGGCTGTGGAGAGAATGGTGGATAAACAATTTTGCGACCAAGTATCACAGAGCAGAGCTTGGAGAAAAGCTGGACTGGGTTGTCAGAGATACTCAAGACGAGTTTACTCTTTTGAGACCATACGAGGGTAGGGAAGGCAGTATTTCCACAGGGTCTACAGAAAGCTCATTGGTATCTCAGCACTTTAGCACTATTATAGCGGATGACTTGATTAACCGAGAGTTTGTCAGAACACCAGAGATGATTGAGAAATCTATTTTATATTTTAAGGATTTACTTGACTTGTTAGACCCAGATGGTGATTTGGAAGTCATTGGCACAAGATGGTCTCATGTAGACTTGTATAGATGGATTATAGAAGAGTTTGGTGGTGTGGCATCTTTAAGAGTGCCATCGAATTACTTGGAGCCAGAGATACACAAACGGTCTGAGGAAACGCCAGAGAGTGAGAAGAGCTGGATGATTAGTATACATCCATGTTATAAGGAAGATGGAACTCCAGTATTTCCAGAGGAGTTCACCAAGGGCACATTAGAGAACTTGGAGAGAGCTAAAGGACCATACGAGTTTAGTGCTCAGTATTTACTTAATCCAACACCGAAGGAGCATCAGAAGTTTAAGGAAGAATGGTTCAACATCTATGACGGAACTCCACAGGTTTCAGATATGCAGGTCTGCATTACTGTAGACCCGGCTAAATCATTGGAAGATGGAGCAGATAACTCTGCTGTGGTGGTCTGTGGCTACGACAGAAAGAACAGGATGTTCTTATTGGATGGATATGACGAAAAACTGGACATTGACGAACTGCCAGAGGCGTTGTTCTATTTAGTAGACAAATGGGGCAAAAAAGCACGACATTTTCTGCCAGTTGGGTTTGAGGCTGTGGGATTTCAAGAGACTTATGTGTATAATTTAGAGAGAATGATGTTAGAAAGAAACAAATTCTTCGCTATAGAGGCTATCAGAAGGCGAAAAATGTCGAAAGAAGAGAGAATTTTAAGGCTTGTGCCGAGGGTTAAAAACGGGTTTTATGTGCCAAAACGGATGATAATTACACCATTTTCGACTAGAAATGACCCGTATGACCTGGTTATGAGGCTGAAATGGCAGCTTTTGAACTTTCCATTTACAGGCGGAAGAGACGATTTGGCAGATGCTATGGCAGACCAGCTTGATATTGTAAAAGCAAGTGGTTTACCATCGGAGAAATTGGCTGAAAAGGATGAAAAAGTAGTAGAATTTAGACATGAAAGTCTGATTGAGGACAAATACAGGCGTAGATACAAGAAACAACGAGGCAGTAAACACTATGATGCGGTAAATTAGCAGTAATTCAGCAGTAATTCAGCAGTAATTCAGTAGTTTGGAGGTCTAATCTATGAGTTTTGTAACCGATTGGGTCAAATCAAGGCGAGAAAAACGTAAAACTCAAGATGTTAAGAGTCAAAACAGCACAGAAGAGAATGAATTATTGGAAGAAGCCAAGGCTCGTTTTGAGATTGCTTATGCTGGCAAGACAGACCACAATGGAAGACATCTTCATCTGGCTTGGAGAGAGTATGACAGGATTTACAGGAGCAATCAGTGGAAAGAGTCAGCTCCAGCAGGTAAATCTCAGCCAGTTTTGAACTTTACTTTGGCTCTTATTGAGTCTGTGGTTCCAAGAATTACGGCTCAAAATCCAGATGTTTTGGTGGTTCCAAGGCGAGACCCGGCTAATAAACGTCTGGCTGACCAGTTGAAGTATGTTCAGCAGTATCTGTGGTATGTTAATCGTATGCAGGCTAAGATGCCGGGAGCTGTTAGAATGGCACTCAAATACGGCACTACGATATTTAAAACAGTCTGGGACCCAGATTTTCACGACGAATATGGTGATGCCAGCTACAATGTAGTGCATCCAATGAACTTTTTTCCTGACCCGAGGGCTTACGAGATAAATCAGATGGACTACTGCTTTACGAGAGTGCCCAAGTCCACAGAGTATTTTATGAGAAGGTGGCCTGACAAGGGTTCTCTAGTAACTCCAGACCAGGATTGGACTGAAACAGAGCAGATAACTGGAGCAGACGGCTCTTCGGAAGAAGAAGTCCCGACTCTTACGGAATACTGGTTCGGAGACGAAGAAGGTCATGTGTGCGTGATGTATTATGCCGGGGATGTGGTCTTGGAGGTTCTTGGCGGAAAGTATGATGGCACTAATAAACCAGTCAATCCGCACAACAGATGGCCGTTTGCAAGATTTGTAGACTACGAAGTAGACAAGCACTTCTGGGGAATGGGCGAAGTTGAAATAGCTGAAATGATACAGAGGCTAATCAACAGCTTTGAGGCACAGATTATAGACAACACAAGGTTGATGGCTAACAGTGAATGGATAGTAAATATGACTGAGTCTGGTTTGACAGAAGAAGACTCATGGATATTTGATAACAGTCCAGGTAATGTAATCTTCACTCACAGAGGTGGCGTAGATAAAGTATCTGGAACTCCGATACCAGTTCATGTGCCCGAGCATCAGGACAAGCTAATCTTTATGTTAGAACAGATTTTGGGAATACATGATGTAGTCCAGGGCAGACGACCTGTGGGGGTTAGAGCTGCGTCAGCGATTATAGCTCTACAGGAGGCAGCTAATGTAAGAGTAGAGCAGAAGACGTGGAACCTGCAGGAGGCATTACGAGAAATGGCTGACCAAGCCAACTGGCTTGTGTTGGAGAATTATGATGAACCAAGAAGTATGAGACTGGCTGGTTCGGCTGTTCCGACTACTCTTAACATCAAAGAAGTTCTGGATGAAAGAATGTTAGCTCAAGCAGAAGAAACAGGACTGGCAGACGCTGTTCCGACTACTCTTAACATCAAAGAAGTTCTGGATGAAAGAATGTTAGCTCAAGCAGAAGAAACAGGACTGGCAGACGATATTGTCTACGACATGGCTATGGAACAGATGCCACAGGACTTGGATGTGGAACAGCTACCTCCAGGAGTGCTTGAAGGCGATGAGCCTCCAATGGGAGGGATGATGCCCCCAGATATGGGCGGTGTGGGCGGAATGGCTGGTATGGGAATTCAACCCGGAACCCCTGTGGACCAACTGCCGGGACCTGACCAGCAGGAGGCCATGGATAGAATTTATGAAGAGCTGAGGTTCCCTGACTTTGATGTTGAAGTCAAGATTGGACCATCAATTCCGAACTCTCAAGCTCTAATGTATGAACAGGCTAAAGAATTCTTCCAGCTTGGAATTATTGATAGACGGGCAGTCCTAGAGTCTACGAACTTCCCTGGTTGGGAAAAGATAGTAGCCCGAATGGAACAGATGGAGGCTGCCATGATGCAGGAACAGCAAGACCAGCATGGTGAAGGTGAACGAGTTGGCGAAAGAACTTATTAAGATAGGGAGGTGAGATGATGTCCAAGAAGAAAGGCTATCCAACAGAATGTAAGGGTATCTTCTATGATGGCTTTAAGAAAGGTCAGAAGGAAGGTAAAACAATGGGAGAGAGGTCAATGCAAACAGTTTCTGCGAGTAAGAGCAAGGGTCTAACAGCAGAGAATATGCGGAAACACCAAGCCAGCAAACCTCTCACCGAAAGTGAAATGAGAAAGCCGTTTGGATAATTTGTAACAAACAACTTATAAATCTAACTCATAAATCGTGCCTGACGAGGCTACAATACGGGAGTCTGACGAGACTATAAACACGGGAGCCTGTTGAGGCTTAAATAATACAAGGAGGCAATAACATGACTGAAGAATTGAGAATGAATTTACAGATGTTCGCAGAAGACCAGGACGACGAGCCAGTAGAAGACACACAAGATGACTATGATGATTCTGGTGGCGACTACGAAGACCCTGATGACGATTACAGTGATGATGAACCTGACCGGATAACCATGACTCAATCAGAGTTTGACCAAAAGATTAACCAGCTTACAGCCAAAGAGAGAACTAAACTGGAGAAACGACTGGCTAAACTTTTTGGAACTAAAGACCTTGAGTCAGCAGCAGAGTATTACAAAGCAGGTTATGCGGTGTCTCAGGCAGCTCAAAGACCTCCTGGTGAAGTCATCCAGAGAGTGCAGCAGCAAGGCAGATATGCTCCGTCCTATCAACCAGGACAACAAGGACAACCTGCCAGCGACCATCTGCAGAGAGAAATTGATGAAATTAAGGGACTTCTCTCTTCTGAGAGAGAGGAAAAAGTAATGATGAGACAGGAACAGGATGCCCGTAAGGAGTTCGGGAAACTGTTTGACAAGCACAAAGACGATGTTTTAGAAACCGCAGAGGAAAAAGGACTTTCCCTGACGGAAGCTGCAGCTATAGTATTACGTCCCCACATGGGCGAGGTGATGGAAGAACGACAGAGAGCTAAAAGAAGTATGCAGAAAAAGCGTAGAGTAGAAGGCTCTGGCGAGGCTCCAGCTAAGGCAGACAGGGATGCTCATAACAAGCTGTCGCCTGAGCATAAGAAAATCGCCAAGCGTATGGGTGTATCAATGAAGACCTATTATGAACGTGGAAAGAAGAAAGGTCTTTTCCAGTAAAACAAAGAGAGGTGAACATAAATGTTCCAAGCAGTTAAACACATGATTTCCGGTGCTGTGGAAGTTGCCCCTCCGAAGGACGTTAAGGCGTTCAATCTGGCTGCCAATGTGGATGCAGAGGCAGGTGGCATATACTACTTCGATGGCGGAGAACTAAAAAGGTGTGTGTCTCAGGGCAGTGGAACCAGTAACCGTCATGGTGAAATACCGGCTGTGGTTATTATAGAAGACGAAGACGGCAGAGCTGGCGGAATTACCGCAAGGGGGTATTATATTACTCCTGGCATGGTATTTAAAGCTAAGCCAGCTAAGGCAGACAGCACGGCTGTAGGAGACCCAAGAGAAAGAGACAATAACTTTAAAGAAGGAGTTATGAACGCAAGGTTCTCCGATAATGGTAAATATGTGGATTGGGAAACTGACCCTGCAGGGTTCTGTCCCATGACTGTATTAGGTGTAGTAGAAGGAGATAACGATGACGACTCTTATGTATATGTAACATTCCACAAGACTCTGTTCTGTGGTTCCTGGACTATACCATCATAAATCAAATTTAAGAAACTGAGAGGTGAGATAGAATGGTAACAGCACGTAGAGAATACTTTGGAAAGCTATTAGAGCCGGGATTGGACGACATATTCTACAACGAATATGACGCAGTTCCCTCTATGCTTCCCGAGATATACAACATGGGAACCAGCGACCAACCTTTCGAGGAAGCCCTTTCCATAGGTGCTATGGGCACATTCCCCAAGTTTAAAGGAACTGTGGAATATGACCGCCCCTACGAAGGCTACTCGAAGATTATCGAGTTCCCTGAGTATGCAGATGGCTTTAAAATCGAACGGAAACTGTATGACGATGACAGGTATGACATAATCAATCAGCGTCCTGCAGGTCTGGCTATCCAGGCACGTAGGCGTAGAGAAAGTGATGGAGCTCTGTTATTCAACAATGCTGCTTCTACTACTGCAACTGATATAGAAGGCATCACTGTAGATATTAGCGGTGGAGATGGAAAAGCCCTGTGTGCATCAGACCATCCAAGTAAGGCTCCACACGGACCTACTGCAAGGTCTAACACAGGAACTCTTAAACTGAACCATACTAATCTGCAGAAAACCAAAAATCTGATGCGTAGAACTGTGGATGATAGAGGTAACAAATTCAGTGTAGTTCCTGATACTCTTCTGGTCGGCATTGACCAGGAAGAAACTGCATGGGAACTTATCCAGTCTGAAAAGAAAGTCAATACTGCTGAGAATAACCCGAATATCCATCACGGGAAATATCGTCTCATTGTTTGGGACGAGCTGGCAGATGACGACAGATGGTTCCTAATCGACTCAAGGTATGCTCGTCTGTTCCTGCATTGGAAGGACAGAGTGCCCCTGGAGTTCGCTATGGAAGAGGCTTTCGATGAGCTGGTAGCCAAGTATCGTGCCTACATGAGATACAATTCAGTCTTCTACGACTGGGTGTGGGTATACGGACAGTTCCCGGCCTAAGAACTACTACCAAATAACCTAACCAGAGAGGAAGTGCTCCTGTGGAGTAGTGCACCCCTGACCGCTTCCTCTCTAAACAAAAAGGGGGATTAAATTGGGTAAAACAAGATTTCTCAAAAGCAAGGTTTTGGCAAAAGGCTTGGGTTATGTAAATTCCCAAGGCGATGAGGCTGATGGTGAATTCCTTTTAAATGTTAGAAAGAGATTTACTACAGCTGAGGTTAATGCAGGAGCAACAGTAATAAAAGGCATCGAGGGAGCCAAGATAAGGTTAGTTGACTTGGCGTTGGCTACCGAAGGCGGAGCTCCTGGAGGTGAGGCTATAACTATTGAAAGTAAGCAAAACAATTCGGGAGTTGTTCTTGCTTCTTTTGCTCATGGCGACCTGTCAGATAATGACTATGCTCATCTGTTTGATGGAGATACTACTCTTCTCAACGCAGGAGCATCGTTAGTAGCTAATGACGAAGAGGCAGACGTAACTATAGAGTCTGACGGTGTGACAACTGTAGATAATATTGATATTATTGCAACCTATGCTTTAGAGCCAGTTTAAGTAAGAGTGAGGATATTGGGCTGCCTTTCTCCTAGGCAGCCTAAACTACTACTCGAAGCACTCAGAAAGGAGACAAAATGTCTACAAGCGTATTAATTAAGCGTTCAGATGGAACCTTTGAATTTTTAAGAAACAGCAAAGTAATTGAGCCTAAATTTAGCTCACAAAGAACTCCTGTGATTGATGTTAGAGAATTTACCAGCATGTCTATACAGACTCCTGGGGACTTTGTTACAGCTAATTTGTCTTTGGAGGCAAGCAGTAAAGAGGACGGAACCTTTGTTAATGTTCATGGAGCAGACACAAACCAAGTGCAGTTGACTGGTGTTGTAGCCAGCAGGGTAGTTGTAGTTGGTCTGAAAGCCAGCGATAACTGGGAGGCTCTGAACCTGATTGCTCCACTTCACTTTCTAAGGTTTCATTCAAGTGAGGCTGGAAATAACGATAAAACTATAACAATAATGCTGAGCAGATAGCCTGGAGGTGTTATTTTGTTAGATATAAAGAAACACGAAATTTGTCTTCAGGAGAAAGAATTGGGGTCAATGCAGTCGGATATTAAGATGCTAAAAATTTATAAGGACTCCACAGAGAAACAACTGTCTCAGATAAGGGATTGTATATTAGAAGTAAAACTAAAACAGGACTCTAAACCGTCTTGGGGCGTAGCTATAGCTATAACAGTTTTAACAGGTATGGTTATAGGTCTTTCGGTATTTTTACTGACAGAACGTGGAACTGATGTAGAATTAAGCAGATTGTGTTCTATTTGGGGAGGTATAATCTGCTCTATGTGGGGAGGAGGGATATTTTGAGAATAAGAGAAACTAACTTAAACTTTACCCGAACTCCAGCTAATAGAAGTTCCACAGCAAAATACATCATCCACCACTCTTACTCTGGCGATGTGTCTGCTCAAACCATTCATGGGTGGCATTTAGCTAGAGGGTGGCTTGGGATAGGATACCATTTTGTTATAAGACATAATGGAAATATAGAACGAGGTAGAGCAGAGAGAACTATAGGGGCTCATGCAAGAGGACATAACAACGATAGTATCGGCATTTGTTTGACGGGAAACTTTATGATAAATGTTCCAAGTAAAGCACAGTTGGAGTCTCTGGTCTGGTTGTTAAAAGACTATTTATTCCCAAGGTATGGCGAACTTCCAGTAGGAGGACATGAAGACTATCAAGCAACGCTGTGTCCTGGAGCCAAGTTTCCCTGGGATACCTTTAGAACGATGATGGAGGGAGAGGAAGAAATGGCAGAACGAGTAATACTTTTAAATTCAGAGCATCCCATGAATGATATGAATGGTGGGATTGTCTGGCTCTCTCAAAGACTTAAAGCTCCCGTTTACTTTAAGGGAACCCCAGTTAAAGCTAAAAGAACCTATGTTGTAGGCGGTAGCACAGATAAGTCCGACATAGCAGGAGAGCCGGGAGAAATTGTCCCAATATCTGGAGAAACCAGAGCCCAAACTCTTGTAGCTCTTGGAAAGTTTTTAGAGGAGGTATAACATGGCTAAGCCTACTGAGAAAAAGTTAGCTGTAGCAATAGCAACCATAGCCAGTATTTTGATAGCAGAGATATTCAAGATGGAACTACCTGTGGAAAGCCTTACAGCTATTGTGGCTGTGGTAATCACTTACATCATAGCCCAGGGACAGGAAGATAAAGAGGTTGTAAAGTGCGATAAGGAAAGAGGTGACTAATATGTCTAGTCTTATAAAGATTTATAAGGATGACCCCACAGTAGGAGATACAGATGGAACTGAAGTATCTTCTGGAACAGGTCTTGCACCGGTTTCGAGTGGAGCTATAGTTATTCCAGATACTGATTTTGAAGAGGGCAGTTGGGTAAAATTGGCGGTTCGTTGTGATAGAGGTTATGGGACTGTCCTAAACGAAGGAAGACACGCAAGGATTACTATTGAAGACTCAGGCTCTGTAAACAAGTGGCAGTTAGCCCCTGATGATAATAATAGTGCCGATGAAGGTAGTGCGTCTGATTGGGGCGAATTACTAGACTTTACTGACCAGATTATTGATGAGAATACTGTCTTCTGGGTGAGAGCTAGAGCAGAGCACGATGAATTGCCTCAGAATAACACATCAGTTCAGATAAGAGTTGAGGCTCTAATTGGAGAGATATAAGAAAGGATAGGTGGTTAAATGGCTAGATTTCATGCAGCCAATAACGCCAGAACGGAACTAACTACAGGGATAGACGACCAGCCAACTACAACTGAACTTTCAGTTGACGATGCTGGTGTCTTTCCCTCTACTCCCTTTAAAATAAGTATTGGTAATGAGATAATGGATGTTACCGAAGTTAATGGAAATACACTAACTGTAGAACGAGGAGCAGAAGATACTGGCATAGAGCCCCACAACAGCGGAGCACTTGTCGAAAATAGACCAACTGCTGGAGTTTGGGAAGACCTGTGGGATGATGTAGAGTTGCATAAGTCAGAAGATACGTCCCATCATTACGAAGAAGAAAATGAAGAAATATCTATAAACTTCAGAAACAAGTTTTTTTACATTGACGGC